ACGAGTCGGCCCGCGAGGACTACGCGAACGGGCTGCAGGCCGAGAACGGCATCTACATCGACATCGTGTCCGGCACGGTTGAAGGTTCGGTGCGTCTTGGGTAGCTCCGGGCGCCCCAGTGTTCCCGACGTCCAGGTGTTCACCGCCGATGGCACCTGGACCAAACCGGCTGGCGCTGTCGTCGTTGAGGTGCTCCTTGTCGGCGGCGGCGGCGGAGGCGGCTCGGGTCGTCGCGGTGCGGCGGGCACAGTGCGCTGTGGCGGCGCTGGCGGCGCTGGCGGTGCGCTCAGCACGCTCCGCATCGCCGCATCCGCGCTGGGCGCAACGGTCGCCGTGACGGTGGGCGCCGCTGGTACCGCGGGTGCTGCGGTGGCGGTCAACGACACCAACGGCAACGCCGGTGTGGCCGGCGGGGCGTCCGCGTTCGGTGCGTACGCCCGCTGCTCGGCCGCGGGTGGTGGTGGCGGAGGAACCAACGCCGCCGGCACTGCGGGGGCTGCGCCGATCGGCTCGGTTGCTGGCGGGGCCGGCGGCGCCGCGTCCGGTACGGGCGCCGCGGGTGCTGCCGCGGCCGCAACCGTCGGCGGCGGCGGAGGAGGAGCGGGCGGCGGTCTGACGACCGGCGACGCGGCCTCCGACGGCGGCGCCGGTGGTGCTGGTGTTGACGCGACCGGCGGAACCGGTGGCGTCGCTGGCGGTGCTGCCGCCGGTGTCGGTGCGGCTCAGCCCGCGAGCTCTGGTGTGCCCGGCTCGGGTGGTGGCGGCGGAGCGTCGCATGCGTCGACTGCCGGCCTGGCCGGTGCTGCTGGTGGCCGATACGGCGGTGGCGGCGGTGGCGGTGGGGCTTCGCTCAATGGCGCTGCCTCTGGCGCTGGTGCTGCTGGCGGCGCCGGGCTGTGCGTCGTCGTCGCGTATTTCTGACCAATAGGGGGTGAGCGTGGCTACGACCCGCGTCCAAAAGACCGTCCCGGCCACGCTCGCCCACTCCTTCATGGTGGGTGAGACAGCCACCGCCCCAACCGGTACGCCCACCTACACAGTGGTCGCCGCGGACGGGGTGTCCGTCCAGTCCGGCAACACCACGGTGTCCGGCACGACAGTTTCGATCGCCCTCAACGGGGTCGCCACGCTCGAGTTGTTGACGGTCACGTGGACTGGCGTGGTGTCTGGTGCGACCCGCGTCGAGACGGACTACGTCGAGGTCGTCGGCGGGGAACTGTTCACCCTCGCCGAAGGCAGAGTCTCCGACGACTTCCCGACGTTGAAGTACACCGCCGCCGATCTGGTCCTGGCCCGCTACGAGGTTGAGGTCGAGTGCGAGCGGATCTGCGACAGGGCATTCTTCCCCCAGTACGCCCGCGTCGTCTTGGATGGCACAGGTTCGAATGTTCTGCTGTTGCGCCATCCGCTGCAGGACCGGACACCCGGAGACGTACGGACCATCCGGTCGGTGACGATGGCCACCCGGGCGGACGGGACGTTCACCGCCTTCACCGCCAGCGAGCTCGCCGCAGTGCAGTGCACTGAAGATGGCCGGCTGGTCCGCGTCGACGGCGGTGCGTGGACCGAGGGTCTCAAGAACGTCGTCGTCGAGTACGAGTACGGCTGGGACGCCCCACCGGCCGACCTCAAGAGGGCTGCCCTGCTGCGGCTTCGGTCCCGACTGAACTGGAACAAGAGCGGCGTGCCGGAGCGGGTTCTGTCGTACACGGTGGACGGCAACTCGTACCGCAACGACATCGCCGGCACCTACAAGGTTGGCATCCCGGATGTAGACGGGCCGTATTCGGGCTACTCCCGCCGGCCTGGCGCGGGACCGGGAAATCAGGGCGACAGCGGTGCTGACGGCCGGCCGGCGTCGAGGACGTTGACCTATCAGGTTCAACGCCACAGTCTGTTCCACCGCTGATGGCTGGCACTAACATCGTCGCGGCGCGCAAGGCGCTGATCGCGGCGCTGCAGGGCATGACCGGCCAAGGCGCCCCGCTCGGCAACGCGGTCGTCGACTACTCCTACGTCGGCAAGCACCACGACGGCACCCGCGAGTACATCTTCGGCGGCTCCAGTGACGGCTCCACGAGTTTGTCTGCGATGCAGGGCGGCGGCCGCGTCAAGCGCGAAGAGACGCCGGACTGGACGCTGTCCATCTACATCACCACGCCCGGCGAGTCGACCACCGAAGTCGCCGACGAGCGGGCGGTTGAACTCGGCGTGGTTGTCGAGGACTACCTCGCCGCCAACATGCAACTCGACGGCACCGTGACAGGCCTACTCAAGGCGATCGTCACCGGCTGGTCTCTGACCTCGTGGCCCGACGACTCGGGCTGCAGCGCCGTCCTGGCCTACAACCTGCAGTTCCACTCCTACCTGACCTGAGGGAGATGTCGATGGCGCTCAAGCGCTTCCGGGTGACCGGTGTCATGCCGATCCGCGACGCCAAGACGAGGGAGTCAGTCACGACCGGCGGGCTCGTCCACCTCGACGACGCGGAGGTGGTGCGCAAGAAGGGCACCCCACTCGCCGCGACCGACATTGAGGCGCTGATCGACGCCGGCTGTATCGAGCCGGCCGAGACCGCCGAGCGAGGCTCGGCCCCGGCCGAGAAAGACTAGGCCGAAGTCGCCCGGAGGCGTTGATACCGGCGACGCGAGGCCTCGCGGGAGTGCTTTCGCCGACATTCCCGACAGCCACGTTCACCCGTCCCCGGGGCAACATAGGTGTTCGCCTCCGTGTATTCGTGACCGTTTATACAGAATCCCGTGCGTAACGCGATCGCCCCGGGCGCGATGCCGCGAGCCGTGTTCTCCCGACATGGGACTGGTTCAACATGCGATGGCCGTATGCAGGCTGTTGTGCGGCAAAGATGATCCAGGTGGAGCCCTTCGGGAATCGGGCCGACCTCTATCTCATATGCCACCCGGTGCGCCGGATGCAGGATTCGGTCCCGGCGGACATACCCGTACCCACGGGATGTGGATCCAAGCCAGAGCCAGCACGGGCCTAGCTGAGGGTCGCAGTCGGGCGCTGGGCCGTTCTTGTTCACCCGAAACCAAAACAGCTCCGTGGGGTCCCTGGGTCGCACGGATATTTCGCCGCTAATCCTGGCGGCGTCGTAGTGCGCGGAGCAAAACCCTCGCGTTCTAACTCGGCGGCTGCAATCAGGCCGCCGGCAGGTTGGCTCATCCACGGACAGTACTTTACCGCATCTGGAGGGGCGCTTGACGACGCTAGCGATCACCAACGCCTATGCATATCTGGGCGCCCACGACTTCACCGGCGACATGAACACGTGGAAGTTGGGCGGCGAGGCGGAGACCCCCGAGTGCACCAATATGCGCTCCGGCGGCTGGCGCGAATACAAGATCGCCCTCAAGAAGTCGACGTTCGAGCTCGGCGGGCATTGGCAGTCCGACACCGCTGACGCGGTGGACCCGGAGACGTTCAACAACATCGGTGTCCAGAACCGGGTCATCACGACCGGCACGCTGGAAACCGAAGGCCAGCCGGCGTTCTTCCACCGCGGCATGCAGGCCGACTACACGGTGGGCGGGGCCCTCGGTGTAGTCGCGCCGTTCAGGGTCACCGCGAACGGCACCGACGGTCCGACCGGCGTTGTACGTGGCGCCCTGGCGGTGAAGAAGACGACGGTCACGACGACTGGCGCGAAGGGCACCGCGCTGAACCTGGGCCTGATCGGTGCTGGCACGTACCTGTATGCGACGTTGCACCTGTTCGGCACCGCGGGTACGTCGATTACGGCGGTCATTGAGTCCGACGACGGGTCTGGGTTCTCGTCGGCGACGACACGGATTGCCTTCGGGGCGCAGACGACAGCGAACGGCTTCTGGGGGACCCGCCTAGCCGGTGCGATCGCGGACGATACATGGTTCCGCCTGAACGTCACGGCCATCACCGGTACATGGTCGATTGGCTGCGCGATTGGGATAGGCCGGTGAGTGACTGGCAGGTGGCCCGCTACGACGTCAACGAACTCCCGCACGACCGCCTTCGGTTGGCGATGGAGTGGGTTGCCCGGCACGGCGTTGACCCGAAAGACGTAATGCCGCGGGTCACCGTGTCCTCGTCCGACGACGGAGCGCTGCGGCTGCACCTGTCCCGCTTCCACCGCGTCGACGGGAAGAAGGTCGCCGACCACAACCTCGACGTAATGGCGACAGTCCCGCTCGTCATCGACATCAACCCCGACGACCCGCCGCCCTGGCTGCGGCCCAGCACCGAGGAGTAGACCGTGGCCGTGCTCGCACTCACCAACATGTACAACATCTTCAATGCGGTCGACCTGTCCGACCACGCCACCGCCAGCACCATCGTTGCCGATGCCGACCAGCTGGACTCCACGGCTTTTGGCGACGCCTGGAGAGAATTCACCGGCGGCCTGAAGAAGGGCACCTACAACATCACCCTGCTGGACGACTTCGCGTCCGGCTCGGTTGACGCGACGGTGTGGTCGGCGTTCAACACGGGCACCGCCGTCGCGGTCGCGACCCGGCCGGTGAACACCACCATCGCGACCACCAACCCGGAGTACCAGTTCAACATTCTGCCGAACCAGTGGAACATCGGCGGAACCCTCGGCGAAATGGCCGGTAAGACGTTGTCCTACCCGATTACGGGCGCCATTACGAGAGACGTCACGCCGTAGTGCTCCAGGCGGGCGTTGGCGGGCAGCGGGAGATCCGCCACGTCCAGGCGCTGCTGATCGGCGCCAACAAGCAACTCGAGGCCAAGCTGTTGGTCAACACCCGCGCCGCGGTCAAGCCAGTCAAGACCGACATCCCCGCCACGGCGGTCGCCCGCATGCCGTCCGGGTACGGCCCCATCCTCGCGCGGTCGTTGAAGATCGCGACCCGAGTCAGCGGCGGTTCGACTATCCGGGCGTCGGTGAACGTGTCCGCCAAGGGCAAGATCGAGAACCGAGACGTGCCGACGTTGAACCGTGGCCGGCTGCGGCATCCGCTGTTCGGACGTCGCAAGCACTGGTACACCACCGCTGTCCGGCCCGGTTTCGTGTCCGATCCGATCGACCGGCTCGCCAAGCGTGTCGGCGACGGGGCCGAGAAGGCGGCCAACGACGTCGCCGACAGCATCCTGGAGGACTAGTGAAGATCCGTCTGTCCGACGAGGACAGGGAACGACTCGGCGCACCCGACGAGATCGACTGCAGCAGCAGGCTGACCGTTCTCGAGGCCGAGGCCATCGAGGAGATGTTGGGCATCGACGTCACGTCCGCTGCGGAGCTCATGGCACCGAAGCGCGAGGATGTGGACGAGGACACGGTTCGGTTCCGGCTCAAACCCAAGGGCGTCCGGCTCATGGTGTGGCTGGGCCTCTACCGCGCCGGTATGACCGTCGCGTTCGACGGGTTGACGTTCGACTACACCAACTTCATCGGCTCGTTCGAGCAGGCTAAGCGGGAACTGGGAAAAGCGCCGTCCGCGACAAGCGGCTCCGCTACGCCATCGAAATCGCGCACTACTGGCCGCGCTACTCGGTCGAGGACGTCCAAAACCTCGATCTGACAACGTTTGACGCGATGTGTGGCTTCGTTGATCTGAACCGCAAGGGCGAGTTGCGCTGGGGGTGAGTCGTGCCCCCTAAGGAACGCGACATCGTTGTTGACGTAAAGATCACCTCCGACTCCCGGGGCGCCAAGGAGGCTGCCGGCGAGCTGGAGAAGGTCGACAAGGCTGCCGGCAAGGCCGGCAAGTCGATGAAGACCATGACCGCCGACGCGAAGGGTCTCAACGAGGAGATCGTCCGGTCGGCGGCCCGCATCCGGGAACTGGGTGCCGAGTTCCAGGCCACCGGCGAGAAGTCGACGCTGATCGACCTGAAGCGGGAACGGTCGAAGCTCGGCGAGTTGAAGAAGCTCCTCGCCGAAGCTGTTCCGTCTGGCGGCGGGATCGACTCGTTGCCCAGACTTGCCGGTGTCAGCCCGATGGTGGTGGCCGGGGTGTCCGGCGCCGTTCTGGCGGCAGCGCCCGCCATCTCCGCCGGCTTGGCCGCGGCGGTGCTCGGTGGCGTCGGCATCGGCGGCGTCGTCGGCGGTGCCGTGCTGGCCGCCCGGGATGAGCGGGTGAAGACGGCGTGGAAAGACCTCGGGCACACGATGCTCGAGCAGCTGCAGCCTGCCCAGAACGCATTCGTCGACCCGATCATCGAGGCCGCCAACACGTTGGGCGACGCGTTCCAGGACTCTGGCATCGTCCAAGCGTTGGTGGAGGCGTCGGCTCTGGTCGACCCGCTGGCCCGCAGCATCGGCGGCTTCGTTCGGGAACTGGGCCCGGGGCTGGCTGCGGCGTTCAAGGGCGCGCAGCCGGTCATCGAGGAGTTGGCGCGAGACCTGCCGAAGATGGGCAAGGCCCTGTCGTTGATGTTCAAGGACATGGCCTCGATCGGTCCTGAGGGCGCTGCGGCGATGCGCGACTTCTTCAAGGTGCTCAACGACGGCATCGAAACGACGGGCGCAGTCGTCAAAGCCCTGGGCAAGATCTACCCAGTCATCCGGCCACTCATCGAGGTTGTGCCCGTCTTCGGCCTGGCCCAGGTGTTGGCCAAGATCAGCCATGAGGGAGAAGGCACGAAGGTCACTCTGACTGGTATCGGCGAGGCCGCCAAGAACACGGCTCCGACCATGGCGGAGTTGGCCGCGCAAGCTGAGGCAGTCGCCAACGAGTTGCACTCGGTGAATGACGAGTTCCTCACCCTGATGGGTGTGGCGTTGGATGCCTCTGCGGCGACTGACGCGATGAACCAGGACATCATCGACTTGGTGGATTCGGTGAGGGAGAACGGCAACAGTCTCGACAGCACCACCGAGGCGGGGATCCGTAACCGGGACATGCTGCGTGGCCTTGCCCAGGATGCAGAGAACGTCTACCAGAAGAACATCGCGGCCGGGATGGGCGCCGAGGAAGCGAGCGCTATCTACCGGGACCAGATGCGGGCCGCGGAAGCCCTCGCGCTCCAGCTGGGCTTCGCTGCGGACGGTGTGGCAGAGCTGATCGGCCAGTGGAAGAACATGCCCACGGTGGTGTCGACCGAATACCGCATCCACTACCAGGAGACCACCGGCGGTGCCGGCGGTGGCGAGCACTCCGGTCTCGGCGACGTTCGTGGCCGGAAGGCGGCCGGCGGCCCGGTGGAAGCGAACCAGGGCTACATCGTCGGCGAGGAAGGCCCGGAGTACTTCGTGCCATCCTCGAACGGCTACATCGTCCCCAACGGTGGTGGAGGCGACAAGTCGGGTGCCGCCGGCTGGGCGGCTGGCTGGGGTGGGGGCGGCGCAACGATGGGCGCCGCACCGTTCGTGTATGGCGGCAACAACCGGTTCGAGGCCGCCCTCATCGAGGACATCCGCACAGCTGTCGCGGCCAGGGGCGGAACGCTGGCTGTGCTTGGCCTGAGGGCATAGGTTGGCCACCGCCTACCGTTCGTCCCAGTCGGTGACGAACGGGACTGCCGGCACGTCCGTCACCGTGTCGAAGCCGGCTGGGATTGTCGACACCGGTTCGAATCCGGACCGCGACCAGCTGGTCGCCTTCGTCGCCGCCACGGGCGCGCCGACGTTCACGGAGCCGGCCGGGTGGACGCTCATCACCTCCGCCGTCGACGCGGGTAGCGGTGTCACGCTCAAGGCGTACCGGAAGCTGGCCAGTAGCGAGGGCGCGTCGTGGACGTGGACGCTCGGGGCGTCGCAGCGCAACTGGGGCTGGGTCGGCGCGTACACCGGCGTTGACCCCGACGACCCGATTTACAGCGCGGGATTCTCCAGCGAACAAGACCTGATACTGACCACCTCAACGGTTCTGAACGTCGCCGCCAACACAATCCCCGGCGGCCATGTCCTCGCGGCGGCCGCCGCCGTACGGACCGCATCCGGGAGCGCGACCACCTGGGCCGTGACCGGCGCGGTGGACACACCGGACGAACGGGCCGACCTCTCAACAAACGCGGGCGCCGGCACCGACATTGCTGGCGCCGTGGGCGACCGCGAGTGGGATGGCCTCTACATCTCCTTCGCGGCGGCCGAGTTCACGGCGTCGCAGACGCAGACCGCTGGCGTGGCCATGATGTTCGGGCTCCGCCCCTACTTCGTGCCCTACGGGGCTGGTATCGACGACGCGGGCCTCATTGTCGAGGCCGCCATCGGCGTAGACCCCGACTCGGACTCGACGACCTGGACGTGGACCGACCTGACGTCGTTTGTGCATCAGCCGTCGATGCTTGTCCTGGACCACGGTCGAGCGAACCGGACGTCCGTTGCCGACCCGTCCCGCATGGCGTTCACCCTGCTGAACCTGAACGGTGAGTTCACCAGCCCGACCGGCACGTATGCGGCTCAGATGGTGCGCAACCTGCCGTTCCGGGTTCGGTTGAACGGCTTCGGGACGATGGTGGGCGGCACTGGCTACCACCGCGGCACCGCACTCCTCGCTTCGATGCGGCCACGCTGGGACACCTCGACCAACTTCGCCGTCGTCGACATCGTTGCGCAGGGCCGCCTTCGACGGATGCAACGTCACGCCGACGTACTGAAATCAGCCGCATACACCGCGATCCAGCGGATGGCTTCGACATCCGGATATGTCACCCCGATCGCCCACTGGCCGTTTGAGGACGAGTCTGGGGCGACGACCGCGGCGAGCGCTGTGCCGGGTGTTGACCCGATCGCGGTCACGAACGTCACCTTCGGGGCCGACTCCACCGTTGTGGGAGCGGCGCCGCTCGCGCAGCTGACCGCCACGTCGGCGATCACCACGCTTGTGCCCACCTATGCGGACACCGGCACGTGGACGGCCATGTTCTGCATGGCCGTTCCGACCGAGCCGGCTTCCGAGATCATCCTTCTTGACGTCATCACTTCTGGAACGGCCAACCGCTGGCGTCTCGCGTTGACGCCCGGAACGACGACCCTCACGGTTCAGGTTTTCAGCTCCGCCGGATCGGTGCTGTTCAACTCCGGCGGCGCACTGACCGAGTCGACGTTCTACGGCTTCGGCTACTTCTACACGTTCACCGCCACGCAGAATGGCGCCGATGTAGACTTCGAGGCCTTCGCCTATGGCCCCGACGGCGCCGGGGGCGGCAAGGTGGGCACCGTCTCCAGCCAGACGCTCGGGGTAGCGAAAGGCCTGACGGTCGGTGTCATTGGTGGATTGAACGGATTCGGCTTCGGGCATCTTGCCGTGCACGTGCAACCTGGAGCGGACGGGTCCTTCACGTCCACGGCCGTGGTCGACGGCAACACCGGCGACTGGCCGTGGTCCCGGTTCCAGCGTCTCTGTGTCGAGCAGAACGTGCCCTACACCATGGACCAGTCCGACAACCAGGATCTGGAGATGGGTCCGCAACCCGTCGCGACGCTCATGACCCTGCTGCGCGAATGCGAGGTCGTCGAGGGCTGCGTCCTCAACGACTCCGGGGAGTTCGCCGGCGAGACCGGCACGTTGTGGTTCCCTGCCCGCGATGATCGCGAAAACATCGCTGCCACGATGACGCTGGACATAGCATCCGGTCAGGTGGCGGCCAGCTTCGCACCAGCACTCGACGACCAGGACATCGTCAACGACGTCGAAGTGTCCCGCACCGGCGGATCATCCGCCCGGGTCACCGACGACGCCTCCATCGCACTCGAAGGCCGGGTCCGCGAACTCGTCACCGTCAACACCGAAGACGACACGTTCCTGCGGCACCTGGCCGGGTGGCGAGTCAACCTCGGCACGGTGAAAGGCATGCGATTTCCGGCCGTCGCCTGGAACATGCGCCACTCACCAGAACTTGCCCAGGAGTGGATGGCCTGCCGGCTGTTCCACCGCATCGACATCACCAACCCGCCATCCCAGTACCCGCCCGACGACATCCAGACCCTCCTTGAGGGCTACACCGAAGTCCTGTCATCGGATCTGTGGATGGTCCGAGGCAACCTGTCCCCGTACCAGCCGAACAAGGTTCTCGTGGTGGCCGAGGATGCGGGCGACGTCGGCGACTACGTGGCCCGCGTTGTGGGCGATGCGGACGCCGCCATCCGCGGCGCCGTCACCGACAGCGCCACGAGCATCGCGTTCGACCCGAACCGGTACCGCTGGACCGCGCTCATGCTCAAGGACACCGCCACCCGTACGGTCGCGGCCGGGTCGTGGGGCACACCCGACGTCGGCACCGCTTGGGCCATCGACGAGGGCACCGCCTCGTACCTGTCGGTCAACGGCAGCGCCCTCGTCATGTCCCACGCGACGATCGCGAACCTGTCGCAGAAGGTCAACGTTGGGACACCCGACCAGGACTGCACCATGTACTTCCGGCTCCCGGTCGCGCCCACCGGCGGGTCAGCCGCGGCGATCGCACTGTTCCGGTTCAGGTTCACCGACGCCTCCAACTACTACGACATCCGTGTCACCACCGACGCGGCTGGCACGATGGCATTCGTTGTCCGCGTCCGGGTCGGCGGCAGCACGACCGTCCTCGCCACCGGCACCAGCCTGACCCTCGACATCACCCACACTTACGGGCTGCGCGTCTCCGCGCACGGGACCACGCTGCGGGCGAAGTTCTGGGACAACACCACAACCACCCAGCCGGACTGGCAGATCGTCCTCGTCGAACCAACGCTGACGACCGGCAACACGGTACTGATCCTGACCGTCCCGTCCAACGTCACCAACGTGTTGCCGTTCGACTTCTGGATCGACAACGTGAGCGTGGTCAGCCCAGGGTCCGATGTGGACGACTTCCCGCTTGACGCAAGGCTCGGCGGCGAGGTCGTCACCGTCTCGTCGATTGCCACCACGCCGGTCACGTTCGTTGCGGTCGGCGCGGCCAGCAGTGCTGACGCCGCCGCGGTGTCGCCGGCGATCTACTCCGGCGACGCAGCCGACGACCTCATCGTTGTTGTGGCCGGACTGCGGTCCACGCCTGGCACCACCGGGGCACCGACGACGCCGACCGGCTATCACCGCCTCGACGTGTTCGACGACCCGGCCATCTCGTCGGCCGGCGCGATCAACGTCCAGATCTATGTGAAGCGGCACGACGGGTCGGAGAGCGCGCCGAGCGTCGGCGTCCAGGAAGTGGCGGCCGGGGACACGCTGACCGCATTCACGTTCGGCCTACGCAACGTGCCGCTGACCGTCGACCTCGACGACCTGGTCGCCGACTTCCGGATCCAAACCAACGCGGCCGCGACGGACATCGCCTACCCGGGCCTCAGCCCGATCGTCGAGGGCTGCTTCGTGCTGCTCGTCGGCTGGCGGCAGGACGACTACACGTCGATCGCCCCACCGTCCGGGTTTACCGAAATGATCGAAGCTTCCACGACGGTCGGCAGCGATCAGGGTCTGTATGCCGCCTATCAGATTCAGACCCTGCCCGCCGTGATCAACGAGGGTTCGATGGTTGTCACCACCGGCGGCGGCACGGCGGCGTCCCGTTCGGCCGTCTTGGCGCTGGTCGGCGGCTTCCAAACCGCGACCGTGGCTCGTGGCACCAATTCCGTCGTGAAGGCGCACGCGGCGTCAGCGAAGATTGAGATCGAGGACTGCCATGTACTCGGCTTGTGATCACTGATGGCCTTTACGACGATCCCGCCAGCCGGCTCGAAGCTGCGCGGGTCGGTGCTGAGTGCGCTCATCACCGAATGCCGGCCGGTGCATGCCCGCAAGACGGCCGACGAGACGGTCAGCAACTCCACCACGCTGCAGAACGACGACGCCCTGTTCGTGGCGGTCGCCGCCAACTGCACGTACGAGCTCCGGCTGTACGTCATCTACGACGCCGGCACCACGGCCGACTACAAATGGGCGCTGACCTACCCTGCCGGCTCCACGCTCAACTACACCGTGGTAACCCACGCGGCGGACCTGACGTTCACCGAGCCGGGCGCGTCGGCGGTCGCATCGGGTACGGCCGTTGCCGCCGGCGGCAACGGACTGGGCACCCCACGAGGAATACACGTCCTGGGCAACCTGGTCACGTCCACGACGGCCGGCACGCTCCAATACCAATGGGCGCAGAACGGTGCCGTGGTGGAGAACACGCTCACCAAGGCCGGTTCGCAACTCGTCGTCGCGCGCCTCGCATGAGGCGTCCACAAGGGAGGCTGACGCGTGCCCACCTACGCCCAGCTTGATTCCGAACCGGAGTGGGCTGCCCAACGCACCCCGCCGGCCATGGAGACCGAACTGCTCGCTCCGCTGCGCCGGTTCTACAACCTCGGGCCGGCGTCGATCGGGGCGGCCGGCGACAACAACCATCTGTACGGGCGTCACCGATCGTTCAACTGGGACCGGGCGTCGCGGTTCTGTACCAACCGCAGCTACGGCACCAGTGACCCGCGGGACCAGGGCGGCGACCGCGACCAGTACCGGGCGTTTGACGTCGGCATCACCGACCAAGTTCTATATGACGCCAGCCGCCGCATGGACGCCCTGGTGCAGTCGGGTCGGGCGCCTGGTGTCGCCGAGTGGTTCGGCACCTTCGACGGGCGTGTGGTGTCCGGCTGGTACGAGGGCCGCCCGTCCACATCGGACTCATCCCACCTGTCGCATCTGCACGGCGGGCTGTGGAACGAATCGGCCGACGACGACGCGCTGATGAGACTGCTCTACCAGACCATCACCGGCACCGCACCGGTGACACCTCAACGAGAGGACGACGACATGGCCGCATTCCTGGCCCAGGACGCCAACGGCATCGCAGTGGTGTGGACCGGCGCCGGCGACGTGCTCTGGCGCAACATCTCCGCCGTCGAAACCGTGGCCGCCTGGAATGCCGCCGGTGTGCCCGGTCCGTTCCATGTGCCCAGCATCGGTGCCCTCGGCTCGCCGGCGCCGGTCGCTATGACCCTGGGCGGCGGCCCGACCCTGAACCAGATCGAGAGGGTCGTCGACCGGGAGCTGGACGAGCAGTCGATGGCCGGCGCGGACCAGGACTGACGTCGATGCCGGCCGAGCTCGCCGGCTGGATTCCGCAGACCGGCGCCACCGGCGTTCTCCTCCTGGCCGTCATCTGGGTGCTGCGGGGAAAGATCATTCCCCGGGCGATGCACGACGAGGTCCGCGCCGACCGTGACGCCTACCGGGCTGCGGCCGAGACGTCGCTGAAGGCGTCGGCGGAAATGTCCAGCCACGTCGGGAGTCTCACCACCGCGGTCGGGCAGTTGACGGCGGCGGTGGAGCAGCAGGCGCAGACGCAGCGGGAGACGTTGGCGTTGGTGCGCCAGCTTGCACCGGGCGAGCGTGCGGCGTGAGGTGGTGGCGGCGGGAGCGGGAAGGCGAGAATGCCCGCGCGGCGCGGTCGGCGGCTGACGAGCAGTTGGCGGCGGCGCACCGTCAGCGGCGTGAGGTTGACGAGACGGTGCGGGCCGCGGATGTGTTGGCGCGGCGGGTGGACCGGTTCACGCGCGAGGTCGAACGGTCGTGGCATGTGAAGCGGGGTTCGGCGTGACGGGGCTGCTGCAGGTGCTGGTGGCCGCGTCGGTTGGGCTGTCGTTGTGGTTCGTGCTCACGTTGGGCGCGCCGTGGCGCAACGAGCGGCCGACGGTGGCGTGGCTGTTGGCGGCGTGGGCGTGGTCGACGGCCGCGTTTCAGGCGCTGCTGTTGTTGGCGTTGTTCCGTATCGCCGTGCCGTTGTTGGTGGTGGCGTTGGTGCTGTTCGCGCAGGACGGTGTGTTCGTGTGGCGGCTGGTGCTGCTGTGGCGGACGCGGCGGGCTGATGCGGTGCGCTGATGCGTATCGCCTATACGGGCGTCTGTTTGCGGGTTCAAGCAGGCCACGTTTTCATGATCGTCAAGTTAAGAAACCTAGCAATTCCGTGACCTGCGGAATCATATTTGTCCCCTCCGTTCGTAGAGGGGTTTTCCCGTGAAGGGATGTGGGCGTGATGCCCAAAGTCAATGTGTACGAGAACAGACCAGCCGGGCGCGTCCTCCTGGAGGACGGCACCTGGGTCGACGCGCCGCCGGTACAACCGCGTCGGGTGTCTGTCGGCTGGTCGCGTGGGATGCACGCCCAGCTCGGCGTCGGCTGGGTCGAACCGGAGAAGACGAGCAGGGACGTGCCGCCGAATGTCGGCTGGTCGGACGACTTCATCGTCGACGGCGAGCTGGACGAGGCCGGCAAGGTGTGGCAGTCGCAATGGATCGATCTCGATCGCCACACCATCAACCAGCTGATCCGCGAGCTGCGCAAGGCCCGCGATGAGGCGTTCGGCCGCGACGAGTAGCACGACCAGCTCCGGCCGACCGTGGTCGGCCGGAGCCCCACCTTGGCTCGCACGATCGAGAGGAGTGGCCATGTTCGACAGGATCGCCAAGGCCATCATCGGCGGCCTCACCGCGGCCGTCGCCGCCTACGGGGTGGCCGTACAGGACGGGCAGGTCACCGGCGGCGAATGGGCGACCCTCGCGGTCGCCGCGGTCGGTGCTGGCATCGCGGTGTGGGCCACACCCAACGCGGTCAAGCCGGACGAGCCGCAGCGATGATCGAGCCGGTTGTCATCCCGTGGCACCGCTCCAGTCGGTGCAGTTCCGAGAGTGCCTGCGCTGAGGTGGCGTGGACGCGGTCAACCGGCTGCGAATCCGGCAGCTGCGCCGAGGTCGCGGCCGAGCCGGACCGGGTGCTGGTGCGCAACTCACGCCGACCTCACGTGGTCGTCGAGTTCGACGCCGCCGAATGGGCCGCGTTCCTCAACGGGGTCACCGAAGGAGAGTTCCGTGTACCGCAGTAAACAGAGCGGCATCCGTGCCGTGCTCGCCCTCGCTGCCGCTCTCGCCCTTGTGGCGGGAGCGTTGCTCGTTCAGGGCCAACCGTCCAGCCAGGAGGCGCTCCTGCGCGCCGCACCAGCCGAACTCGCGCTGCCAGCAGACCCGCAGCAGCTCGGCCAGTGGTGCCGCGACCGCAAAGCGCAGGGCACCGCCGGACTGTCCCTGCACGCCCGCGCGTGGCTCAACGACTGCATCACCCTCTTCGGTGGCGCTACGCCGACCCCCAGCGCCACACAGACGCCTTCGCCGTCGCCGAGTCCCACAGTGCAGCCCAGCCCGTCTGTCACGCCCACGGCCACCACGCCGCCCGCAACGACGCCTCCAGCGACAGGCGACAGCACGCCCCCGTCGACCCCGACCGGACTCACCTCAAC